TCGTATTTTAGCTTGTACCCATCGACATATCCAATTCCTTTGTTATGCACCTGCCACTCAAGCAGCTGCCGTAATTCGGCCGACTGGAACAAGATGTTGTAAAACCCATGCTCATACTGCAACGCCTCAACGCTGACATGCTGATCAAAGCGCGAGGCATCCAGTCCTATTGCAATGGGGTCACTGATACTGTCCCAGTTTGCACGAAGTGCTGCAGCTGTAGTGGTGGCATTCAAACCCTTGCATATGACTTGGTAGCCAAATGCATCTTCGAATCCGCGATAAAGGTTCTTCTCCAGAGGCTTGAGGTAACGACCGACACATACATTGTACCTAGGGTCACGAGGTTGGATCACTCGCGGTGCGGGATCAGGCTTGGCAGAGAAGTTAACCTTCTCAGCCTTAACGAAGGTGCTAACGATTGCGTCACGCACAGTAACAGCCCGTGTCGAAAGGCTCGTGACGGCCCGCTCGTACAACGCACGTTTGCGAGCGCAGTGATACAGGGAGGGGTAATCCTCCACTGGCACCACGCTGGTCGAACGCGTGCATCGCAGAACAGCAGATCTTATAGACCTTAATCGTTTAAACACCTCCGCTATTGGCTTGACCGGGGAGGTGAGCACCCCCCCCTTGCGCGTGTATAAAACACGTTCAACCACACCGCGGCTTAAGTTTGCTATTGAAGAGTTGTGGACTCCATAACGGGCAGATCCAACAAAGCCCGACAAGACACGAACAACTCTTTCCCCTGTTCGACGCGGGTTCCCAGGCACGCTGGTGATGGTAATACCTGGGCAACTCGTGCAGTCCACACGAGTGTCCACACCATCCAGCGTGACTGGGCAACCCTAGGCGGCAGTTACCACCCCAGCTCGAGCATTCTGGATGCTCTTGGCTGCAGTGGTGCGCACACGGTGCGCAACTACCTCCTGTTCTGATGCGACGAAGAACAACTCAGTGGCCACAGGCGCATAATGCGCGATATGGGTGGGCCGCATCCCCATACCTGACATTGCCTCGCGGATCAACCGCCCGGCGACCAACCGGTTAGCTGGCGTTTCCGCCAACATACCTGTTTTCGACCGGACGATATCCACCGCGCGGCGCTGACACACCACTAAGTTGACTTTGCCATCTGGACCCTCAGAGTCGGATTCAGCCAGCGGCTCCATGCTGGCTATAATGTGGTTAGCGACCACATTCTCCGCCTCGGCGTCCAGGGTTGGGTTTGACCAGATGACATACAATGACACGCAGAGGATTGGCGTCAAGGTGGAGTACGCTATTACGGTTAGGGCCGCCAATACCGCCAGCATGTAGCACTTGAGGCGTGAGCCCCAAGGCCGCAGCTGGAAGCTTGCCGCCACGGACGTGAGATATGACTCGAGGAAAATCATACCGTACGGATTAC